ATGAATTCTGATATTGAAAAACACAAAATCAAAATACATGATGTAATAGACCGTTTGTCACGGCTACTACAACTTGATCTTCCGAGATCTTATCTTCGAAAGCCTGTTTATTGTCTTATGAAAGGTCGACTTTTGGCCAAACATCGAGGCAAACATGGAATAGCATCGTATAAAGACCGATGTGACTACATGACTAGATGGGTACTCTCTAGTAATAGAGAGCCTTGTAAGAATCATCCTTTGTGGAAGTTAACACACAAGGGGTCTCACTGAATTCCGAAAGGTTTTCACTGAGCTTTTATAGGATTCAAATCAAAGAGACACTTGATATTTGTTCTAACATTATTAAGTTATCACCGGGCTATGGAAACAAAACCTAGGTGAAATCTCTCATCGGTGACAGATCATCCTCACTCTTATTACAGACTGATTAAGACGTCTTATAGTCTTTTCAGATCGCCTATGTGGAATAACACGCCATATAGGAAACTTTTAACTAGCTTCCAATTTAAGCCGGTCTTTACAACATCGGTGAAATCAGGTCCAAATGGTCCCGTAGCCTGAAAGTGGTTAAGAGAAGATTACATTGCCCTAAAAGAGTCTTGAACTGGTGTGTGGGTTCTATTGTTATTTCGAAAGCTGTGTGCTTTTGGAGACGTAGGACTTTGCACCAGACTCTCGCATCTCTATATCGATACACGGGATTCCGTGAGAAGTATCGGTAGAGATCAATTCCGTAAGGAGTTGGTACATTCGAAGCTAGCCTTACTTAGTGATAAGTCAGGAAAGAGCCGAGTAGTAGCGATTGGTGATTCATGAACCCAGTCGATACTTCTACCCATACATGATCATTTGTTTAGCATGCTGCGTAAGCTTCAACACGTAGATGGAACATTTGATCAAGACAGACAACGAAAAAGAATTCAGGAATGAACTAGGTTAGGGCGAGCAAGGAAAACAAAAGTATTTTCCCTCGATCTATCCTCAGCCACGGATCGACTGCCTATTTTCACACAGGCATTCATCCTGAAGCGTATGATCCCCCAATTTTCTTGGATGGTAATCATTCTCTGAGTCTTTGTTATGGTAGGACGAAAATTCCTATACCGGAGAAATGTCGGTAAACATAACGTTTCAAAGTTCGTAAGATACAGAGTAGGTCAACCTATGGGTTTTTATTCCTCATGGGCTATGCTTGCTCTATCACACCATTCCATTGTGTGATATGCTTCTTATTTAGCGGGGCATAAGAAGGGATACTTTAGAAATTACGCTATTTTAGGTGATGATATTGTTATCAATTCCGTATCAGTAGCCACTCAGTATAAGAAAATCATTAGTGACCTTGGCGTAGACATTGCCAAGCATAAGTCCTATGAGGACCCTTGTACTGCGGAATTCGCCAAATCCCTATTTGTTGGGGGAGATGACGTATCTCCGTTATCCTGGGAAGTTCTTTCTCACAGGATCGAGTACTACTTCCAAGATGCTTCAATTATTTTGCAACATCTCCACGCGAGAGACATTGAAGTACCGCTGAACACCTTTGTTGACTCGTGAAGTCGCAAGGTCGGATTACGACATGAATTAATATGTTT